GCAGTTTATCTGGGGTTTTTTTATGCTTTGCATTAGAATAATAGTATACTATTTTATTTTTATGGCTACTAACCTCTCTGCATTAGACAGATTAAAAAAAGCTGCAAATCTTGAACCTGTAAAAAAAGAAGTTGAATTATCTGATGGTTCTATGTTTGAAATGTACGTGACTCCTTTAACAATGGCTGAAAGAGAGAGAGCACAAAAACAAGCTAAAAGTGATGATGCAAATGCTTTTGCTCTTCAATTATTAATGCATAAAGCATTAGATGAAAACGGTAATAGATTATTTAGATCGGGAGAAATAGATATTTTAAAAAATGAAGTAAAAGATAAAGATTTACAAGCATTAATGTTGGCTGTTATTAATGAAGGAGAAGAAATGCTTGACCCAAAGAATTAGCTAGTCAATTAAAAAAAGATAATTTTATGATGTTACAGTTTAGTATTGCAAAAGAACTTGGAAAGTCTTTAAAGCAAGTAAGAGATATGACAGAAGAAGAGATTATAGGATGGAGTGCTTATTTTTCTGTTGTAAATGAGGAACAAGAAAAAGAATTTGAAAAAGCAAAGAGAAGAAGATAAGCTAGAATAAAGTAACATTTAACTTTTTTTCATGGCAGCAAAGGCAGATATAATCGTTGCTGTAAGAGGTACGAATGAATTAAATAGATTAAAAACTTCGTTAGAACAAACAAGTTTAAGTATTCAAAATATAAATAAAACTTTAGTAAAAGGTAATTTTTTAGATTTTTTAGCTAATTCAACAGGAAATGTTGTTAGAAATATTGATAATTTACAGAGAAATTTAGCATTAGCTACTCAAAACTTAAATAGTGTTGCTTTAGGAACTAATGGTGCGACTACTGCTGCCGAACAATTTATTAAAGCTAATAATGCTGTCAATGCTGGTTTAAGAGAACAACAACAATTAATAAGAAGTGTTATTCAAAGAGATGCTGCAAAATTTCAAGCAATGCAGCCACCAACACCAAAGGCACTACCAGCTTTTCAAGAAAGAGGTTTACAAAGATTAGAACGTACTGCAAGCAAAAGATCACGTTTTGAAGAAAAAACAGTTCAAGAAATTCAAAGACAAGTTAGAGAGGGTGTTTTAGTAGAAAATGGATTAAAAAGAGTAAATCTAACACTCGAAGAAAGGGTAAGAATAGCACAGAAAGATGGAGCGATTAGAAGACAAAATATGATTCGAGCAAATAAATTAGAAATGGCTGAAAAACGAATTAATAAAATAAGACAAGAAGGACAGGCTGGAGGAAGAAGAGCAGGAGGGTTTGGTGGAGGCCCAGGTTTAAGTGGAGCAATACTTGGAGGTGGATTTCCTGCATTATTTGGTGGAGGCCCAGGTACAATTATTGGTGGTGCTGTTGGTGGTGGTTTTGGAGGTTTTTCTGGTGGTATTGCTGGTAGTTTGATTGGTAGACAAGTTGATTCTTTTGTTCAGTCAGCAAGGGAAGTTGGTGATGCTTTGAAAGATCCACAAGCAGCATTAGATAAGTTTTCTGAATTAGGTTTAAAAGTTAGTAGTTCTACTCAAGCTCAAATAAAATCACTTATTGATTTAGGAAAAGTAACGGAAGCACAAAAACTTGCGAATAATGAATTAGCAAAAGTAATTACATCTAAAGGTGTTGAATCATTGCTTGAACTTGATACAGGTTTTGATGAATTACAACAAGCTTCAGCTAAATTATTCTTGAAAATTTCTAGTGAACTTGCTCCTGCTTTTACTGTGCTAATTAATCTTGCAACACAATTTGTTAATAGTATTGCTGGCCCAGAAACGCAAAGGGCTGCTGCTAATTTAGATCCAAAAGCATTTCAAGATGCACAAAAACAAGCAGCTTCTAAAGCAAGAGAAGGTATTCCATTTTTTCTTCCTGGTGTTGGTGATAAAAAGGTTTACGAACAAGAACTAACTAAATTATCAAGAGAAATTGTAAAAAATAGTACAGATAAATTTAATTTAACTTCATCAGGAGAGAGTGGTATTGGTACTGGTACAGTATCTAAAAAATCACGTTTTAGTAAGCAAGAATTAGATATTTTAAATAAAAGAATTGATAGAGCAAAACTTTTAGGAAGGTTAGATAATGAAGCTGTATTTCAAGCTGAAAAAGCAATTATTTTTGCAAAAATGCGTCTTGATGTTGCTAAAGCACAAGGAGATGAGAATCTTATTGCTATAGCAGCAAAAGAAAGAGATTTAGCCTTACTTGACTTAAATAATAAAAAACTCGACATTATGGGAGAGAAAGCAAGACGAGTTGATGAAGCTTTTAAAAGTATAAATCAAAGTATTAGAAATGATATAAAAGATGGTATTGCAGGGTTAATACAAGGTACTTCAACCCTTGCTAATATGCTTAATAAAGTTGCTAATAGATTTTTAGATTTAGCATTGAATCAAGCATTCTTTGGTAGTGCTGCTGGAGAATTTACAAAAGGTAAAGGTGGTGGAATATTTGGTGCGATTGCTGGCATATTTAAAGCTAATGGTGGGCCAGTTAGAAGCGGAAGATCGTTTATTGTAGGAGAGAAAGGCCCAGAATTATTCACTCCTGGTCGATCAGGTGCTATAACACCAAACCACAAACTTATGGGTGGCGGTAGCACAAGTGTTGTTGTTAATGTAGACGCATCAGGTTCAGATGTTCAAGGTGATGATGCTGGAGCGAAAGAACTTGGTGGACTTATATCTGTTGCAGTCCAAAGTGAACTCGTCAGACAACAAAGACCTGGAGGACTACTTTCTAGTATTCGCTAATGGCTACTTTTCCTAGTTACAACCCATCATATTCTGCTACAAAACGTAGTCAGCCAAAGTTAAGAATTACTCAGTTTGGTGACGGCTATCAGCAACGTACTTCATTTGGATTAAATCAAGATCCAAAAGTTTGGAGTCTTACTTTTAATGTAGATGATGAAGATGCAGATGAAATTGAAACATTTTTAGAAGCAAGAGGAAAAGATGGTGCATCATTCACTTGGTCACCACCTGACGAAACCGCAAGCTATCAGTGGATATGCAGAAGTTTTAACAGAGAAATGTTTGAGTTTCAAAGAAACAGAATTACAGCAAGTTTTGAACAAGTATTTGAACCCTAATGGCAGTACCAGTTTCAGACTTACAATCAATAAATCCTGGAGCA